CTAGTATTGATAAAAACGCTTAGCATCTCGTATCACAGAGAAAGGAATAAAAGCACAACGCAAGTAGCCTATAACAATATGACCTTTATAGAGTGTATTAATTTTATATCGAATTGAGACAATATTTGCCAACATTAACCAGCTACATAATAATGCCAATATGCTGCCATATAAGACAAACAGGCTAAAGTCAGAGATAAGGAAAATACTATTAACTATCAAAAGTGTTTTAGAAAGGTGTGATAATTTAGTCGTTACTGAGGGTGTTCTTTTTTTCATATTATTATATTTATCATCATTAAATAGCCGCTAAGAATAATCTTATTCTTAATTAACATAACCACTATTATGTAAAAACATTTTTACAGACTAATTATACTTTTCGATGCATATTATATTATTCACTATAAGTGCTTATTTTTTCATTTTAATTACTATTTATTGATTAACAAACGGCAATCGAAAAAAGCCGCTTCAAAAAGCGGCATAAATAGCATAACAAATTATTATTTTTTTACGGGTTCTAGCTTTAGCTCGCCATTCGCGATAGCAATGCGGTAGAGCTGACCGTTGACCTCATCACGAATAACAACCCCAGCACCTGCTTTATTGATTTTTATATCATCTTGCATCCAACATGCGCCATCTGCAGTCATGACCCCTTGTGAAGAGTTTCTATTATACGTCTGACCATATAACGCACTGATATTCAACTTACCCGATTTTTCAAAACCACTATAAGTGATCACGATGGTTTTAATCTTCGTGGCATTAATAAATCCGGTTACATTGGCCGTTTTTAATGTCTGCTGTGATGAATAAACGGATTTCTTATGGCGATCATGTAAATCAATATCAATCATCCCCGCAGATAAATTATTGTAACCAAGTGTGCTTCCGACCATATTAAAATGGTTTATCGCATTTTCTAACGAGATCACCACTCGGTATTGATCTCCTTTTTCGACAGCTAATCGCACTGAAGACTCAGGATTAAAATCAAACATTGGCGCAAGATCAACGTTTGATTGGAAATGCCCATTTTTAAAGAGCCTTACATGGCAGCCTGGACGCTCATTAATGAATGCTAAAAAATTATCTAATTTAGGTATATAGCTATTGGTTAATGTTGAACCAACAGTTGGCGGTGATGATTCAGGCATAAGATTACGCGCCTGAAAACCTTCACCAATAAAAGTGTTTAAACCCGGATTAGATTCATACACTAAGGGGGATAAATCACTGCCATTTAAGTGCAGTAACGTCGCGCCATATAATTCAACGATATTACCAGCCGCTTCACCATAACCTGCTGGAAAACTATTACCACGTAAAAATTGAATGGTATTGGTTGCCGTTTTAGGCGCATCCCAACCCATTAATTCAAATTTATTATTTCGGCCCTCACAAACAAGAAAGCTCTCTGTCGTATAACTTGACCATTGAAAATCAAGACTAGCACAGGTATTCCCCGCCACTTCACCACCAATTTTTCCATTCGGTCGTAATAATGGTGATTTAACCACAAACCCTTGACTAAAGCGGCGCGCACATAAATTGTGTAACTTATTACCATTAACCCAAGTAACCCAGCGGTTCGGATTAATATCATCAATCACGGCTTCCAATACATAAGGTTGTTCAAAGCCATCAACATAAACATCAGAAACAAAGTTACGCCATACATATTCATGCGAGCGTTGGGTCGTTAAACCAGCGGTCCAACTACCTGCTAATAAGACTAATCCGCGCCCGGTAAGTTTACTGCTATCCAATACTTTTCCGTTTGAGGACTCTTCATAATCAATCCAGCCATTAAGAATATTTAATTGTGATATTTTGTTTTCAACACAACCTTTGGTTTTCCATTTACCGTTAACTTTTTCTGTTGATGACGTTAACATCACCATTGCTTTATCAAAATGATCAAGTGAACGAGAACGAAGAATAAAGGGATTACCCGTTAAATTAACGTTATATTTAAAAACGACACCAACGACATTACTACAAAGCTCTAACGTGCCATCCCATTGAACGTTAATATCTTTTAGTACTATGGTCTTATTAAAACGATAAACTTTATTTGGGATCCATAAAATCAAGCCACCTTTACGGCAAATTTCTGCAGCATAATTAATTTTATCGCCCCAATCCGATAATGGCGCATAATGCTCAAGGTTATCAATAGAATAAAAACTCTGACCTTCAATACAAGGCTGTAGAAAATATTTATTCTCATTAACGATGACAAAAGTATCATTAGTATCGATTTCATCTACGCTACCATGACAGATCACTCGATAAATTTTATTATTAACACGTAACCCGTTGTACCCTGATGGAATAATATCACCGACGGCTAAGTTACGACTGATAGGATATATTTTAAGGCCAGAGACGCTTTCTATCGCTTGATGATCTTGTGCTTCTGCCCAACCTTTATCAACGACGGTATTTTGAGGCCGTAAATCACTGACTGAACCATCTGCCATGACCTGACAAAGTTTACAATAATAATGATGTACACCATCGGTATTAACATAATTTTTTAAATCTTTCGTTGAGGCAATAATATTAAATTTAGTCTCTAACCCATCGGTATCATTACTATTTTTATATGCATCAACATAAATATAAAAAGGCTTATTAGCGACATCAATAACACGGCTATGCTCTAATTCAATACGATGTCCGGAAATATAAGCCACACCCGCCATGACTTTATAGACACCTTCAACGGGTAACACCATAAAACCATTTTTAATAAACCAATCTTGACCTTGCTGATCAATAATGGCTTGTAATGCTGAATTTTCAACATTATTTAACCGTTGATGCGCCATAAGATTAGGGCTAGTAGCCATAGCCGTACTATTAGTAATTTCAGCTATATTATTATAATTTATAATAAAAGAGCGAATTAACGTATTACCTTTAACACCCGGGCCATCAACAGTTTTCGTTGTTAACTGCGGATAAGTGATCGCAATAATGGTGTCATATTCACTACAATATAAGCAGCTCCAATTAAACTTAAAAGGACCAACATCACTATCAAGTGTGGTTGAAAGTGCTATCTCATTTTCAGATAATCGAATTTGATGCTGGATTTTAGCATTATGGACAATGTCATTCGGTTGTAATTGTTCATTTTCTGTTGGTGCTTTACCACGGTTAGCTTTGTAAGCAAAAATCATTGAGTCAATTAGCAAGATCTTTTTTTCGGCTTGCATTTTAGCGATCAAAGCCCGTCCTTTGGTAGTAATGATCACTGCAGGCTGATTTGAGTGTTTCATAAAATCAAGTGCGCTGACTTTATCAATGGCACCAGGGATAAACATACCTGCCGTTGCACCACCAGCTATCATTGTTGTACTTCTTAAAAAAGAACGGCGAGAAATGCCTTTTTTATCATCGTTACTCATTGAATCTCTATTACTCATTCACTTACCTGCTATTGTGGATAAATGGCCCTGTAATTCATAATTAATAGATATACATTTAAGTACTATATAGTCACTTAAATGTATAAATAAAAGTATTTAAATACTGCCACGTTTCGATGCGTTGTTTATTACGATAAAGTAATTTAAATATAACGAAAGTTATTATCAAATACTACTGTGCAGTATTAATATTAAAAAAATAACAAAAATCAATTCACACCATCAATTAAATCTTATTGATATAATGAGAAAATATTAGTATAACGAATAAAAAAGAGGCGTACTATATATACGCCTCTTGATATTTGTTACTTAATATTGATTCATATTTAATTCAAGATCCAATACTGATGAGTAATGACTGTCACCATAACTAGGGTATAGCATCAGTGTTAGATCACTTGAACGACGGCCAATACGTGCTCGAAGTGGCGACATTTCACCGCTATTATTAAAACGATCTTTACTATTAATTAGAATTTCAAAGCTACCGTCATTTTTAGTTGCATCCCATAGCGTTTGGGTCCATTTTTTTGTTGATGGATGGAAATAACCAATGGTACATGTCTCTTTCTCAATGTTGACATTACTGATCTCAATACGAGCATAGAAATCAAAACAACCCGCTTTGGTGGTCATGGTACCGTTATAATCATGCGTTTTATTCTGCATACAACCATTACTTGGACGAGTTGCAGTCATTAAAATAATACCAGGAGTTGCACCAGATACCTCTGCATAGGAGATACGGAACTTACCTGCTGTCATATCAGTACCAAACACATTTTGCTGAATACGGCCTAATAAAGCTTGTTTAGCACTTGAAGTATAATGACCGCCCATGTCTAATCGTATAACTTTCGGTACTTTATTACCTGCAACAAAAACATCATGGCGTGGCTTCACATTATTTTGGCTTGAATCAACAATATGAACACGATTATTTAATGTAATTTGGTTAATAATACATTTTTCAGTTTTAAATTCAGCGCCTGGATTACAGGTTAAATGTAACTCTTTAAGGCAGTTTGCAGTAATATCATTATTACTGATATCGATAATATAACCACCATTACGATGTTGGCGCATATCGCGAATATTAATATAAGCTAACTTACCAGCCGTGTTATTTGGCGTATAAACACGATTCCTTTTGAATATCGCACGGCGATTAACCATCTGATTATCACTTGAATATTTACTGTTATCCCACCAATTGACGGTAAGAAATGTAAATGCGCCTGATACTTTACCATTACTGTTATGGCCATTATCTGGCGATTCAAAATCACAATCTGTGATTTCATAACTTCCTACAATCTGAGTCGATATTTCAGCAGTACGTAATAGCTTAGGGAGCCAACACTTTACATTACGAATAACAATTGACTCTGCAGGTTCACTACCATAATTAACACTATCATCCCAAGGTGAACCCGGTTCTGGGGAATATGAAATAAACGCACCTTCAGTATTATCAACCGTCACATTGAACTTGGTTTCCATATTACTAAAGAAATTTTCTTCAAAACGATGATCTATATTATTAATCAATGCATTACGTACTTTCTTCAAAAACACACAAGTATTCGTACTTCCGTCCGTCCTAAAGTTATACATATTCACGGTTTCACAATCACGCATTTCAACGCGAATACCGCCAAGATAAACAGGATAGAGCGCTACCGCATTTTTATTATTAGTATGCGAACGAATTTTTACACCACGGATACGCGCATTCGTAAGGGTTAAGCGATTACCTTCCCACAATAACGATGTAATATATAGGCCTGAGTTATTATCTTCACCCGCCCAAAAATCTGCATCATTTTCCCAATCAAGACCCTCAACGATCATATTACGCATCGCTTTTTGTACCTCTAAGTACCATGGGTGAGTATTAGTAATACCACCAGAGTAAAGACCTCGACTGCAATTTCGCATCACAACATTACGGAAAACAATCCGCTCATAAGGGAATTGATTCGCGCCTAAAAATGCCTGATGACGTGAATTAGTCAAGGTTAAGTTGTCAAAAATTACCTCACCAAAACCTGCATAATCACCTTTAAATGTTTGTGTCGCTGAGTTTGGATTGCCTTTTTTGGGGTGTTGCTCTTTACCAAAGAACTTATAGCTAAAGCTGCCATCGTAATTACAGTCGCGTGAAATAATGCCACGGTAACCGCCCCAGCCATCACCTTCAATAAAGTTAAGTTTACCTGTTGTCACGTGATAACAATTCATTTCACAGTAATAAGGCATTTCCGCCACATTCGGCATACTCATAGCATTTAAACAATGATCGCCATTAGTTGTTATAGGTGAACCTACCCAATGAATTTTCTTACCTAAGCAACCATGAAGCTCTAAACCGTAACGAATAACGATTTCACCTGCGGTGGTATCAAAATACACATTATCAATAAACGCTAACCGTACTATTTGCTTAGCGGCTAAGTTTTTAACAATTAAAGCATTCGCTGCTGCTTTTTTAGCATCATTGTAAATAATACCAATCGTACTTGCTTCTACCCACAATGGTTTATTTAGCCCATCACTAACAGTAGGTGCTAGTGTCGCTTCAGCCCAATCACCATTTTTACGCACATACTCTTTGTTATCATAAGGAGCATCACTGATCGCTTCAGTCCATGTGCCATCGGTACGCATATTATAAACCAAACCTGGTTGCCCATTGGTTAATGCAACTGCCGCCCCGACTTGCTTTGCTGTAGGAATATTATTCTCATGAAAAAATTTCACAAAATCATTCTTAGGAAGTGTGTTTTTATTACCACTTCTAAAACCAATGCTTTTATTATCATAACCACTTAAAATTTGAGTAGCAGTATCTGCACCTGGCGATACTAGCGATAACATATTGCCATAATTTGCCCATGATGGAATATTCGGTTGTGACGACCCACCTAGTCGCATTGTAGTGCTTTCAGTCGGGAAAGTATTAATATTCGAGCTACCGTCAACAATAGCCGTAATATATTGCTCATTATTCAACATGGTATTTTTTACATTTTTATTAATTTCATTTGTCATTTTAGAATCTCTCAATTTATATGATTATTTTTATTAATTATATTTTGTTGTTGTTCATACCACTGAAGATAGTCATCAACTTGTTGTGCACAATTAGATAATGCATTTTTAAGTCGAGGAAAATCTACAGCAATTGTCTGTGCTGGTGTTTTCCCTGTTATTTTTGGTTTATGACATGCAGTGATCAACCACGGTTCAGGTAACACAGTAATCATTTCTATACGCACTGGTTCAATATGGTTGCTGCAACCAATCAATAACATCATCAGGCCAATGCTTATGATATTTTTCTTTTTCATACAATAAGTTATGTAACGATTCTGTAGTAAAAGCAAGTTCTCCTTGCTGTTTTATTCTTTGCTGTTCCCGTTGTAGTAATAACTCATTCTTCTCTTTTTTCTGATCTACTAATAATTTCAAACTGGCTGTATTTGATTTATTAATCATCAAAATATTGTCTCTATCTATAATTAAAGAACTTAACTCACGGTCCATATATTCAGATTTCACTACTAAAACAAAGATAATTGATAATAATAATAACCTCATAGGCACACATCCTATTCAATGCACCGTGAATATTCTGACATTCTTCGTTTTACTAAGCCTTTTAGTTTTTTACCTCCGCCATAAACCCAGCGAGATAATTGCAAACAAGCCTGCGGTATTTTTCCAGATCTTACATAGGTAGATATTTTTGTATCAGTAAGATCTTTATTTTTCATAAAACGTTTACAGCCAGTATTAAAGATAAATGATGTTAAAGCATCATACTGTCCCTGCGTAATATCATTATTCCCAATAACATTATTTAAACAAGATTCAGCCTGTTGAATATTTAATACCCAATCCTTTGCTACTTGTTCATTATCTATAATATCGGTGGTTATATTATGAATATTACCAATACCATTTGTTTTATAGCCAGCAGGGCAGCGATAAGCATCTAACCTACACCCCTCATAATCTCCTATAAGTTTTAATCCTTTATATGTTAGTTTTAATTTCCCTTGGCTTTCTCCAGCAATAACAACATTTCCTATTGGTAATGTACTATCCCCAACGCCACCATCACCAAGGAGCGCTATCACTGCAGTAATTGAGCATAAAATTGGTCTTAGTTTATTCATGAATGAATATTCCTCTCTCCCTTGCTATTTGTTGCATAACTTTCTTATGCCAATAACTCAGTGATAAAGCGAATATCCCCATACAACACGAAATAGTTAAAGACCAAGCTTCTATTGTCATGAATTGAAAATGGCCGATGATAACAAATACCACGAACACCATTTTATTTACTAACCAATCCAATAACTCATACATCTTATAATTCCTTGTTTATTTGAAGTAAATAGGGATTTTCCCCCAATATCTATCTCCAATGATGTAAGTCTCAATATTGATATTTCTTATTACTCCAGTGTTTTACTTGATGCAGTGATTATTATTCATTTGAAAACTTAATGCATCAATTGACGTTATGAGATTATCGGAAAAGAGTAAAAATCCGAATTAATCCGAATTTCATTTTACCATTTGATATGAGAAGTGGGTTTTTATGACAGAATTGAGCAATTAACCGACATCTCATTCACTAAAATGCAGCAGATCGAGGTTAATAGCGGTAGGTAATCCTATCATTCCCATAAAAGCAAAAATTTAAGCTTATCTATATCGAGCTAAAAGCTCACAATATTTTAGCTCTTTGTGGGTAATGACATTGCTTATACCAATGATTCTTGAATTTTTGCCTCAATATTAAATAGGTAATTCAAATGGCAATGCGTATTCATTGTACTCAGTGTGGCGAAAAAGCACGTATTAATAAAACAAACTGGTTTTCAAATGCAGCAGCAGATTTATATTGTTCATGCTCAGATCCTGAATGTGGACATACTTTTGTTATGTCTTTAGGTTTTAGTCATACCATCAGTCCATCTGCAAAAAACGTAAATGAACTTGTCATTGCTTTAGTTAAAACAATGCCACCGGAAAAAGTGAAAGAACTTCATCAAATGCTAACAATATAAATTTATGCGGAACGTTATTCGTTCCGCTTTAATGCTCAATATATAAATGATAATAACTAAGCACTTTGTAAGATTGTAAGGGGAATATGATTATTTATTGCTTTTAGGATATATAACATTAACTATCACATCACGGTATAAAATGAATAAGTAACAATCCATACGATATAGCGGCACTTTCTATATAAACGAGTCAAATATGACAAAATATTGCAAAATAATACGCTACAAGTTTCACCTTTAACCCAAAATTAGTAAATTTACATACCTATACATAAAGTAAATGTATAATTATCATTAAATACATTAACCAAGCTTTATGCATAAGATGTCATTTAATGCCTGTTATTGCCTGTATTAAATACTTAATTTGCTGTTATTCCATTACCTTGATAGGGTTGATAGTTCTAAATGAAACCTAATCCAACACATAAATCTCATGTTCCTACTATTTCCTCCTACCAATACCTCGGTGGAAAAGCCGTCACATCTAAATTATGCTCAGTCTTAAACATCGATGAATATCAAGATCTTGCTGATGTTTTTGGTATTCCACGAGGTACCGTCTCCACATGGCACACTCGGGAAACAACGCCATTTGAAATCGCTATTCGCTCCCACCTTGCCACAGGGGTATCACTGCGTTGGCTACTCTTAAATGAAGGCGAGGCATTTCCTAGCAAGGTAACATCGACTCAAGAGAAAGTATTAACCTTACCTCATTATCAATTAAAATCAGGTGAACTGACGTCTCTGCCCGCTTTATTTTTTGACCCTGTACTACTCAACCAAGCCAATATTAAAGATCACCTTTTTATGGCATTACAAATCACGTCTGCAACATTGATCATCGATAAAAGTGATAATCTAGCCGTTAGCGGTAGCTATCTGATTATGATTGATAATCTACTGTCTATTAATGATATCCAACGTCTGCCTGGTAATCAGTTAGTGCTGCATTATGGTCAATCTTCAGTAGCCGTTGCACAAGACGATATTAAAATAATTGGCAAAGTTATGATTTCGATTGATCACGTATAA